GGAGAGATCCTACGTGGTACTGGAGGCGTTGCATCTGGTCCTATTCCAAAGATGCAGATGATAAATGAAATAGGCAGACGTGTTATGCAAGGGGGTAGTAGAAGGTCTGCAATCTATGCGAGTTTGAACTGGAAGCATAAAGATATTACTGAGTTTCTTAATGCAAAGAACTGGGATGACATGGAGATTGGTGGAACTGATCTCACAATGGGAGATCTAAAGAAAAAGGATTTTAACTTTCCGTGTCCACTCGACATGACAAATATATCTGTTAACTACGACACAGAGTGGTTACTTAACTATTGGAAAACAGGAGAAGTTGGTGATGTCTTTAGGAATAATATACGTCAGGCTCTTAGAACAGGAGAACCGGGATTCAGTTTCAACTTCTTTGACAAAGAAAAAGAAACCCTCCGCAATGCCTGTACTGAAGTTAGCAGTTCTGATGATAGTGATGTATGCAATCTTGGTAGTGTTAATTTAGGTCGGATAGATTCTATTGAAGAACTTTCTACAGTAGTGGAACTTGCAACCAAGTTTCTTATATGCGGTACTCTTAAAGCCAAACTTCCTTATGAAAAGATATATGATGTGCGACAGAAGAATCGTCGTCTTGGTCTTGGTATGATGGGTATCCATGAATGGCTTCTTAAAAACAACTATAAGTATGAGATTGTTCCTGAGTTAGAGAACTGGTTATCTGTTTATAAAGGAGTAAGTGACAAAGTTTCCAAAGAGTTTGCTGATGAGCTTGATCTTAGCCGTCCTGTTGCAAATAGAGCAATAGCTCCAACAGGTTCCATTGGAATACTGGCTGGAACAACAACAGGAATCGAACCTATATTTGCAGTATCT